CGGTGGTCGCCGTATCATCGACCCCAGCCCGGGGTCCGATCCTGGGCAGCGATCCGGGCGATAGTCGCCTGGATCTCTGAGGCGTAACGATCCATCACTGGGCCCCTTCTCTATCGGTCCTGCTTCCCGGTCCCTGCCCGAACTAGCCCGCGCGGTCGGCAACAATAACCCAGGCATTCATAGCTCTCGACGATTGCGACCTAGTCCTGCAACCTCTATTGCAAGTGAGCCCGGGGCCTGAAGGTAAACCCGAGCCTGAGTTTCGGTATCGACTCGGGCTTCGGATCAGAACGCGCCGTGACGAGCTCGGACTGAGTCAGTCCGGGCTGGCGCATCGACTGCCCGGCGCCGTCGACGGCGGGACCATCTCGCGCTGGGAGCTGGGGAAGTCCTTCCCGGAGTATCGGAGCCTCGTCGCGCTCGCCGCGGCGCTGGAGCTCACCGAGGAGGAGCTGCTCTCCGGCCGGTGAGCGGTCCGGGGCGGTCGCCCCGGTTAGAGAGCGACCGCCTGGGCCAACGGATGCCGGGGTTCCGGTATTTCCCGGCGCGGCCGACCCTACTCCTGGCCGTCGACGTCCTGGTCAGGCTCGACGCCTGGGCCTGGGTCGTCATAGCCCGGCTCGTCCTCGAAGGGCGTCTCGGGCTCGGGCTCGGGGTCGGGCTCGGGGTCGGGCTGGGGGTCGGGTCCGGGCTCTGGGTCGGGCCCAGGCTCGGGGGTCTGCGGATCGTCGGTCATTGCGCTCCCTGGGTAGGTCGCCGGGATCTCAATCTCGGCGATCGTTTGGGCCTGCTTCCACCAGGCCGTGAGGTTGGTCATCCATTTAGCGTGTGAGAGGTAGGTCAGCCCGGCGCCGATCGCGAAGGTCAGCCCGTCGGTGATCGCCTTCGCGGTCTGGTCGGAGCCGAGCCCTGCTTTTCCGAGGAGCCCGAAGTGATTATCCAGCCAGACCGCGATCGCCCCGGCGACGATCGCGACCGGCCCGGCGAGCCACTGGACGAGCCGCTCGTAGGGGATTCTCACTTCCCGCCCCCTCCCGGCTTGCCGAGGCTGTACCAGGAGGCGTTCTTCTTGCCCTTGACCGCCCCGGCCCAGCCGCCGTTCTTTGCCTGCCAGGCGTGCCACACCTCGCCGTTCTTCGCCTCGACGAACACTTCAAAGCGCCCGTCTTTCATCGTCCCTAGAACTATTGCCATCGGTTCGATCTCCTTCGGTAGGTCGGGGACCGTCAGCGGTGGCGCCGGTGGCGCCGCGTTGCCGAACGGTCCGGGGTCCGGGCCAGACCAGATACCGGCCCGATATTTGAGGTGCCACCATTCGCTCGGGGCGTCTGACCAGTCCTTCGCCCAGCCGTATTTGCGGCCGATCCGGTCGACCATCGAGCGCATCGAGGTAGTCGCCAGGTCGACCGCGAGGCCCCAGCCGTGGTTAGAGGTGCCGGGGCGGGCGGCGAGGTTCCCCCGGCCCGATAGGTAGAGGTTGTAAAGCTCGACCTGCTCGGCGTAGCTTCGATATGACGACCGCGAGCCGGTCGGCCGGAGCTCCAGCCCGGCGGCCCTGGCCTCGACGTTTAGCGCGTTCCAGGACGCCGCGGCGTTGCGCTCCAGCCGCCCGTATGCGATCGGGGCGAGCTCGGCGGCGGGTAGCTGGCCGTTGGCCGCCATCAGCCGCCAGGCTTCCCGAGGGATGACCAGGTCGCCCAGCCGCCGCCGGGCAGGTTCCAGCGGTGCAGGATCTCGCCGCTGCTGGTCTCGATGAACAGCTCGTGACGGCCGTCGGGCATCGTCCCGACCGCGACCCGGTCCTCGGGCGGGGGTGGCGGCGGCTTGGGTGCCGGTGGCGGCTGGGCGGCGCCGAGGATCACCCTGGCGCCGAGCGCCCGGCATCGCTCGTATCGCTGCTGACGGTCGGTCAGGCCGTTGGTCCCGCCGTTGATCCGGCGGGTGGCGGCGAGGACGTCGGCGGTGTCAGAGATCGGGTTCAGGCCGTGCGTTGCCCACCACCAGGCGCTCACCCGGAAGGCGTGCCTTGGGTCGGCGGCCATCGGCGGGTTTGAGACCAGCGGGAGCCCGAGCGCGTTCCCGGCCGAGGTGTAGTTCGCGCGGCCGGTGAGCTGGATCGGCCCGCGGCCCTTGAAGCGCACCCCGTCGCCGGGCTGGGTGTTGCCGAGATCCCGGCGGCCCTCATAGGCCGCGCCGGAGGCGATCTCCTCGAAGTAGCGCAGGCTGACTGACTCGTGACCGACTTGGGCGAGCCACATCCGCGAGCGGAGCTCGGTCGAGATCTGAAACTCCCACATCGCGGCTTCCATCGGCGGGAGGTAGCTCGTCGCCCGCGGCCGGTCCAGGCCAGGCATCGCGGCGAGCAGGGTCTCGATGTTCACGGCGCCGGGGCGAGCGTCACGAGGCCCGCGATCTGATTCTGGCTCGCGCCGTTCCAGGCGGTCGCGCCGCGACGCTGCCAGGAGTAGGCGGTCGAGCCGTCATCCAGGGCGACGAATAGGTGCAGGGTTCCGTTGCTTGCGACCGAGGCGCTGACGCCGCGGATCGTGCGGCCGCTGGGCGCGTCGGCGAACCGGCGCATCCCCGCGGGCCCTTTGCCCTGGGCGCCGCCGTTCCAGGTGGTCTGACCCTGGCGCTGCCAGGTGTACCAGACCGTTCGTCGTCCCGGCCCGACCGTGAATACGTGCAGGCTTCCGTTAGCCGCGACTGCGGACGTAACCATCTCGTCGACCTCCTCGGTCGGTGGGGGTGGGGGTTGTGCTGGTGGGGTCGGTGTGGCCGCGGGCATTCCCGCCTGGACCCAGGCGATCAGTTGCGGGCCGGGGCAGGCGGTCGCGAAGTCGCGGCCGTGCCACCACTGCTGGAGGCGCCGCCCGGCGACGACGCCGAGCCAGTCATACAGTGCCCGCGTCGAGGTCTTAGCGGCGTCGGAGATCGGGGCGATCGCAGCCCCGGACCCGGTCGCTGGCTGGAGCACACATACCCCCCAGCCGTCGGTATTGCGCGGCGGTGAGTGAATCCCGCGAACGTCCCGGCCGCATCCCTCATAGATCGCCCCGGACATCCCTACCAGATAGTTGTAACCCGGGCCGATCGCCCACCCTTGATTGCGGTGGATCCGTTCGATTGAGCGGCAGGCGGCGGCCTCGTCGGTGACGTTCATTACGGGCCAGTGGACAACGAAATAGCGGCGGGTCGACGGTGCGACGGCTCGGCCGCTGGGGATCGAGGTGGCGGCGCCCCATTCGCGCCGGGTGACGATGCGCGGTTGCGCGCTCATTCTGGGTTCGCTCCCTTCGGTGGGTCGGTAGAGGTCGGCTCGGGCGGGTCGGGTCGAGGCGGTGAGCGGACGCCGAGGTAGGTCGCGACGGCGCCGACCGCGGCCCCGGCGATCGTCGATAGGAGGCTGATCTCCTCGGTTGTGACGGCCCCGGGTGTCAGCTCGGCGGTGATGAACCCGGCGACGAGCGCGATCGTCACGCCGAGCGCGAGGACCAGAGCGACAAGCCCGTGCCAGTCCCGCATCTAGGCCGACTCGGGCGCCCGGGGTGGCGACGTGCTCGGCGTCAGCCCGGGCGGGATCTGGACGGGATCAGGTAGGGCGTTGACGGAGAGGACTCCCTCCTGCTCCTCGGGCGTGAGTCCCCAGTTCCCGACCCGGGCGAATAGCGCGTCGACGTCGACGGCGTTGGCGCGGAGCATCACGGTATAGGTGTGCAATTTGGGCCCCTCTCAGAATTTGATTACGTAGTTCATGGCGACGAACGGCGGCATGTTGTTATGGGCGGCGTTGCCGCCCTGCGGGGAGGACGTCGAGGAGTCCGTCGTGGCTCGCGCCGAGATCCCCTGGCCCGATCCGCCGACCCAGTTCCAGTTGAAGTTCGGCGCGTTGCTGACCGTCAGGAAGTCGAAGTCGCCCCAGCCCGGGCCGTGGAAGTGGGGGTGATCGTGGAATGGCATCTCGGCGATCGACAGGACGTGCCATTCCGCGCCGCCGATCGCGCCCGGGCCCCTGCTCGGGCTGGCGCCGAGCGCCACCCGGTCGCCCAGGTTGGGCAAGTTGAAAGTGGTTGCGCCGTCCCCGGCGCCATAGGTGCCGCCGATCGCGGCGAACAGCGCGGCGAACTGGACGCGGGAGATCGCCGCGCCGTTGCAGAGCAGCCAGCCGACCGGGGCGACGGGCCGGGCGGTCAGCTTGATATCGCCGACGTCGACCCCGGCGCTGACGGCGGGACGGCGGTCGACGATGTCGCCGGAGCTGAGGACCGCGGCGCCGCCGCGGACCAGGATCGCGCAGATCGGGATCGTTCCAGCGGCCGGGACTGGCGAGACCGGGCTGGCGCTCGGGGCGCCCGCCTGGGCCTGCCAGGTCCAGCCGGGATCATCGCCGTCGCTGACGGTGGCGGCGATGAGGTCGATCCGGTCCTGGCCGACCGGCGGGGCGGTGTCGATCGCGATCCGCTCGGGGGCGTCGGATGCGCAGAGCCAGGCCCCGAGCGAAGCCTCGGCGGCGGGGATGACGACGACCCCGGCCTCGATCTGAATTTGCATCGACTCGGGGACGACCGCCGCTGCCATTCCGCGGACCCCGCCGTCGGGCCAGATCGTGCGGATCAGTTGCCGGTCAGTGGCGGCGGGATAGGCGCCGTTCTGAGACCAGAGGGGGGTTAGTCGGGTCACGGCGTCTATCTCCTCTCCAGCGCCTTTAGACGCTGGTCGCTAGCGGTGAACAGCCCGGAGAACATCGCCTCGGGGCGGACGACCTCGATCTCGACGTTCTCCTCGCCGTCGTCGCCGATATCCCAGGTGCGGGCGACGACCCGGACCCAGGTATCGACGTGCAGGCGCCCGGACTCGATCCGCAGGCGGACGGTGTCGCCGACATCGAGAAGGTCGGGCGAGTAGACCCCGGGGACGACGACCAGGCTGTAGCTCGGGAGCAGGATCGACGCCTCCAGGGTTCCGGCGGCCTGCTCGATCAGCGTCGACTGGACGGTCACGTCGGCGGCTGAGAGGCTTTGCATCCAGACTCCGGCGGGGTTAGTGATGATGTCCCCGGCGGTCGGGACCCAGACCTCGCCGTAGAGCTGGGGCTCGTCCTCCTCGGACTGGCCGATCACCCGGACATAGTTGGCGAAGGTGTCGGAGGAGACTGACCGGCTCAGCGAGGCGACGGTCGAGCCGAACTCCAGGATCCAGCCGTCGATCAGGCGGCCCTGGTAGGGGTAGAAGATCCGCAGGTGGTCGTTGACCTCGAAGTCAGAGCCGGGGACGGGGCGGCAGTCGAAGTCGAAGCCGTCGATCACGTTTGAGAGGTTCCCGAGCGCCTCCAGGCAATTTGTCCCCTCGACGTAGGAGCGGTCCCGGAGGCGGCCGCTCGGGTCGCGGGGGCCGCCCGCCGGGTTGCAGTAGGTCATCGCCAGCGGCAGGTATGAGCCGAGGCCGAACGGAACGCCGCCGGAGGTCGTCAGGTCGGAGGCGCCGCGGGCCAGGAGCCAGGCGGCGATCGCGTCCTGCTCGGCCTGAAGGAAGTCGAGCGGCAGGGTCAGCCAGCGCCGATCGAGGATCCCGAGCGCGTCCTCGGCGGTGAATGTGACGGTGTGCCGCTGCTCGGAGAGGGTGTCCTGGGTGGCGGTGATCGTCCCGCGCATCATCTCCTGGTCGCGGCCGGTTGACTCATCCCAGCGCCAGATCCGGACCTCGTGCTCCAGCTCGCGGATCATCAGCGCGCCGGGGGCGTGGCCGTCGAGGACGAACGTAAACCGGGACGGCTTGCCGATGGTCTGCTCCAGCCGTCGGGAGCGGGCGTCGAGCTCGGCGAGCACCAGCGCGGTTTGCTCCTGGCGGACCTGGTCAAACAAACGTTCGGCGAGCATTACTCGCCAGCGGCCGCGGCCTGGGGGAATGCTCACCATTGGACCGGGTCCTCGCTGACCCTGGCGGTCCAGTCCGTCGGCGGGATCGCCCCAGCAGCCTCAGCCTCGATCTGACGCTTAGACGCCTCGGCCTCGTCCCCGAGCTCGTCCCCGAGCTCGTCGCGCGGCGCGCGCCAGTGGGCGGCCCAGGCGCGGGCGTCGTCGAGGGTCGGGAACGGTCCGGCGATGAACGCCCGGCGGGCCTGCCTGGAGCTGAGCTCGACCCAGCCGCTCATGCCGCCAGGAACCCTTCGCGCCAGGTGACGACCGCCTGGGTGATCTGAGAGGTCGAGGAGCCGAGCAGCGCGACGGTCCAGGTGTAGCCGGACTCCAGCACCGGCCAGGTGCTCTCAGACCAGTCGACGCGGCCCTCCAGCCGGGCGCCGGTGTCCTCGACGACCTGGCGGGCCGCGCCGTTGATCTCGACCCAGTGCCCGGCCTCGACGCGGAACGCCTCGTCGAACGCGAAGCGGATCACGACCTCGACGGGGTCCTCGATCGTCAGGTGCTTAGTCAGGATGACCGCCGGGGCGGTGATCGGCCCGTGGATCCGGATCCGGGGGCGGGCTGGCACGTCCCCGGCGACGATGACGACGGCCGACTCGCCGAAGATCCCCCCGGCGGGATAGACACGATCGAACGTCAGGTCATACCTGCGGCCGGTCATCAGGTCGGTCTCGGGTCGGCCGACCGCGGTCCGGGTCGCAGGGTCATAGGCGACCGGGTCCGGCGCGACCCAGCCGAGATGAATCTCACGGCCTGACGGCGGGCCCATCGGCGCGGCGGAGTCGGCGGCGCGGAGGGTCAGCATCCGCTCGGAGCGATCGGCGGTGTCGAGGATCCAGTGCAGCTCGGGGCGGCCGCCGGGCCAGGTGAACGGGCCGAATAGCCGGGCGATGTCGTCGATCTTGACCCCGCCGCCAGGCCAGGCGCGGATCACGGCGGTGACGACCCGGGAACCGGCCAGGCGGGTCCGGTCGTTTACCCCGTCGCGGTCCGGGTTGTTATCGACGACCTCGCGGACCTCGGGGTAGCCGATGTCCAGCTCGGTCATCACATACCCGGCGACCGGGTCGTCGAGGTTCAGGCGGCGGCCGCCGAGGATCAGCCAGGCCTGGCGAGCGCGTGCCATCAGGCGGCCCCTTGCCGGACGGCCCAGGTCGCGCGGCGCATCAGCAGATCGAGGTCGGCCTGCTCTGAGAAATAGGCGTTGCCGATCTCGACCGCGGGCCCGCCGCCCGAGCCGCTCGCCAGACCGCCCGCGCCGGGGAGCGAGGCGACCCCGGCGCGAGCGCCGACGGCGGGGGAGGGCAGGTCGACGAGCCCGCTCATCGCCCGCGAGACGTCCTGGCCGCCGCCCTCGATCCCCTCGACGAGCCCGGCGACGATCATCTTCCCGATCTCGTCGCGCATCACCTTCGAGGGCGAGCCGATCTTCAGGACCTTCCGGAGCGGTTTGGGGATGAACTTCTTCGCGAAGTTCTTGACCGCGTTGGCGAGCGACTTCCCCATCGACCAGATCCCGCTGATGATCCCGTGGACGACGCTCTTACCGACCCCGAGGAAGCTCCCGGCGATGTTCCCGACCGCCCCGGCCAGGCGGCCCGGCAGGCCCGACGCCCACCCGAAGATCCGCGAGGCGTTGGCCGAGATCCCGTTACGAATCCCGGAGATGACCGCCGCGCCCTTGCCGAACACGGCCCCGGCCATGTTCCCGATCGCGCCGACGATCCTCCCGGGGAAGCTGGCGACGAGCGCCCAGAGCGTCCCGGCGACCGAGTCGATCCCGCCGCGGATCCCGTCGATCACGCCCCTCCCGACGCCGAGCATCGCGGCGGCGAGACCCTCGATCTTTGAGAGCATCGTCCCCGGCAGGTTTGAGAAAAAGGACCAGATCGACCCGGCGATGTAGTCGATCCCGTTGCGAATTGACTCGATGGCGCCCTTGCCGAGCTGGAACATCTTCGAGCCCATATCGTCGATCTTGGAGACGATCGTCCCGGGCAAGTTCGAGAAAAAGGACCAGATCGTCCCGGCGATATTGTCGATCCCGTTCCGGATCGACTGGATCGCGTTCTTGCCGAGCTGGAACATCTTGTCGCCCATATCGGTGACCTTCGAGACGATCGTCCCCGGGAGGTTTGAGAAAAACGCCCAGATCGTCGAGACGGCCGAGTCGATCCCGTTGCGCATCGACTGGATCGCGTTCCGGCCGACGTCGGTGAGCCAGCTCCCGGCGCCGCTGAGGAGTCTCAGGATCTCCGACGGGAGTGAGCGGAACCAGGCCCAGATCGTCGAGGAGGCCGACTTGATCCCGCTCATCAGCCCGCTGACGATGTTCTTACCGATGTCCAGCAGCCACTTCAGCGCGCCGGACAGGAGGCCGGTGATCGTGCTCGCGAGCTTCCCGAGCCACTTGACCGCGGTACCGATCGCTGAGCTGACCGAGTCCCAGTTCTGTACCAGCAGGTAGATCCCGGCGGCGAGCAGCGCGACCGCGCCGACGACGAGCAGGACCGGGCTCGCGACTACGGCGGTAACTGCGGCGGCGACCCCAGCGGCGGCGTTGTAAAGCCAGAACGCCGCGGCGATCGCCGCGATCGCGACGATCAGCGGCGAGAGCGGCTTTATGATCGCAGCGAGCATCTCGACCAGGACCACCAGAATCGGGGTCAGCCCCTTTAGCGCGATCGTCAGCGTCGGGCCGAGGACCTTGACCAGCGAGGAGACGCTCGGGAGCATCGCTTTCACGATCCCGACGAGCTCGCGGAACAGGGTCACGATCACCGGGACGATCTGCGCGATGATCGGCCCGAGCTGCTTCCCGAGCGAACGGACGAGCTCCATCACCGGGCCGACGAGCCCGCCGAGCGCCTTCGCGATCTGACCGAGACCGCCGCGCGCCTCGGGGCTGACGGCGATAATCGCGGCAAGCGCCATCCCGAACGGTCCGAACGCCCCAGTCACGCCCTGGACGAGCGGGCCGAGCGGGCCGAGCATCGCGCCGATGTTCGCGCCGCCGACCTTCAGCATCATTCCCGCGATCGGCGCCAGCACCGGCGCGAACTCTGAGAAGGCCGACCCGAGCTTGCCGACCGCGCTGGAGGATCCGGAGAACTTGGAGATCTGCTCGATCAGACCCTCCATAAAGCTCATCGAGCGATTCAGCGCCGGGCCGATCTTCCCCATCAGCGCGTTCACGATCGGGGTTACCAGCGGTTCGATCGCGCGCAGCAGGTCGGCGAGACGGTTTGCCCAGTCCAGCGCGATCCCGCCGCCTTCCCGGCGGATGAACGGCTCGACGATCGCAGAGCCGATGTCACGCATCGCGCCCTTGATCCGGTCAGTCGCGCCGACCCAGGTATTTTTGACGCCCTCGGCGGCCCCGGCGTAGGTCTGGGCCATCTGGTCGACGAGGACCTTCAGCGCCTTCCGGGAGTCCAAGGTGCCCTTTGTGATCGACTCTCGGACCTGGGTGGCGGTCATCCCCATCCCTTGCCCGATCAGCTTCGCGGCGTCGATCCCGCGGTAGCCCAATTGGTTCAGGGTGTCGGCGGTGAACTTGCCGGTCGACTGGACCTGGGAGAGGACGTTCGTAATCTCGCCGATGTCCTTGGAGGTGCCGCCGGTCGCCGCGACGGCGTTCTGGATCGCGTCGAGCGTCGGGATGACGTCCTTGGCCTCGAAGCCGAAGGCGAGCATCTGCTGGGTGGCTTCGATGAACGCCTGCCGGGGGAACGGCGAGGTCTTAGAGAACACGGCGAGGTCGGCCATCATCTTCTTAGCGGCGTCGCCTGAGCCGAGGATCGTGCGGAACGCCGCCGAGCTCGTCTGATAGAGGACGTTGTAGGACTTGCCGGAGGCGATCACGGCGGCGCCGAACCCGGCGGCGGCGCCGACGGCGACAGTGAATCCGGTCGAGATCGTCCGCCCGACGGCGCTCGCGGCCGACCCCAGGCTGGAGCTCAGCCGTTGCCCGATCGAGCGCCCGGCCTCATCCCCGGCGGCCCCGGCGGCCTGGGCGATCTGCCGGGACATCCCCGAGGTGTTCGCGTTGACGAGGACCTGAAGCTGGCTGTAGTCAGCCACCTAGCAGCGCCCCCTCAGCGCGGAGCGCGTCGGCGAGCTCGGTCCAGGCAACCTTGCGACCGGCGGCTGGGCCGCGGCGGACGGGACCGCCGGGCCGCGGGATCGGCTTGGGCTGGACGGCGCCCTTGGCGCCGTTGGCCTTTAGCGTGATCCAGATCAGGTTGTGAACGGCGTCGAATACCGAGGCGAGCATGTGCGCCTCGACTGACCAGGCGGCGTCAGACTCGGCCGCCGGGACCGACCCCGGCGGCAGGCGCGAGACCAGGACGTGAACCCGGCGAAGCGAGACCGCCGGGTCCAGGACGTCGACGCCGTATACCCGGAGCACAGCCGCCTCTATGTCGGGGTCGAAGCGGTCGCGAGCGGCGGCGATAAATTTGGCGCGCTGACCCCCGCCTGGTCGACGCTCATCTCCTCGATCAGTGCCGTGAGCGCGTCGAGCGGAACGGTCCGAGCGAACCGCTCCCAGGACTCGGCGCCGATCACTCGCCTAAACGCCGTGAACACTTTCGACGGGTCGACGTCCTCGCCCGCGAGCTCGGCGAAGCTCTCGGACACCTCGATCGGCCAGGTGCTCATCGGCGGGATCTCGAAGTGCTCGTCGCCCCAGTCAAACTCAAACGGCTTGCTCGTCGCCTCGGTGCGGGCGGCCTCAGTGGCCGCCCGTAGATCGAATGACACGACCCTAGTTAGAGGTCGAGCGGGACTTCAGCGATCGCGACTCGGTCTCCCCGCCGCCGCTCCCGCCGTCGCCGGTGACGGTGCCGCTCTGGATCGTCGCCAGGACGCCGGAGTCATCGAGCGCCGAGAGGGTCACGCCCCACCCGATCACCTCGCCGCGGGCGACGGTGACGTCGTCGTTATCGGAGAGCTGAGCGCGCGGAAATACCAGGCGGGTGATCCGGTTCCCGTCGCGGACGTCGAGCCCGATAGCGTGAATGAACCCGCCCTCGTCGGAGCGGACGTCGAACTTGAAAGAGTCGCCGTCGACGTCGGGGAGGTTGGCATCGAAGTAGAGCCCGAGCGACCGCGGATTGGTCTGCCAGAGCGTGAACGCCATTGTGTAGGCCTTGCCGGTGATGACCTGCCGGATCGGACTGGTGGACTGCCAGGGGGTGATCGCGTCGGAGGTGACGTCGGCGGCGAGTGTGACCCCGTCCTCGGAGACGTAGCCCAGCGCCTCCCAGGGCGCGGCCCAGGCCGTAGTCAGTGAGGCGGGCAGATTGGCGCCGGTCGCACCGGCTGGGGCGATGTAGAGACCGGGGCCGTTGTTGATCCCGAGGACTGCTTCGACGGGATTCAGGGCGGGGGCGCTAGTGGACATTACGGGTTACCTCCGGGGTGGTTTATGGCCGGGTGACAGGTGAGCTCCCAGCGGGTGACGTATCGCGGTGCGCCGTCGTCGTCAGGCAGCCAGAAGGGGCCCTCGGTGACGACCGCGTTAGAGATGACCCCCTCAGCCCAGGGGGTGACGAGCAGGCCGACGACGAGCTGGCGGGCGGCCTCGGCCAGGTCGCGGGCCGCGCGCTTGCGCGACGCCCGACAGTCGACCTGGAGGGAGTGAACGTAAACCCAGGGGCCCGCCTCGGCCTGCCACGGATGGGCGGCGTTGGCGGCGAACACAAAGGACGTAATCCCGTGCAGGCGGCGCAGGTTCTCCCAGACCCAGGCCTCGACGTCAGGTTGCTCGATGACGACACTCATCAGCGCCCGAGCCTCGACCGCCAGTTGGCGATCACCGGGCCCATAAACGGACGGCCGCCGAACTCCCGCGGCCGGGCGTAGGGGACGTCGTTCACGACCAGCCAGGTCCCCGGGGTGTAGCCCTTGACCAGCCGCCACCCTCCGGCCAGGCGGCCGGACTTTTTCGGGGTGCGGGCGACGAGCTCGTCCCGGACGCGAGCGGCGATCAGCTCGACACCGCGGTCGGCGGCGCGGCGCGGTCCGAACTTGTCCAGCACCCGGTAGCTCGACTGGCTCATCGCTGCCCGCCGTCGGGCCAGGTATCAAAGCTCGTCGCGGTCGCCGCCCAGCAGTCGAGCCCGAGCGCGGTCGGGTCCAGGACCAGGCGGACCTGGGAGAGCGCGTACCGGTGGCCGCGGATCTCCGCGGTCGAGCCTTCCAGGAGCTCGAGGTCAGGCGGCAGGAACAGGTCCCCGACGTTGTCGCGGGCGGGGCCGAACGGGCCGCGGCCGCCGCCCTCGGCCGCCCTCGGGTCAGAGACCCCGGCGCGAAGCTGAAGGGTGCCGCGGCCTGACCAGTAGGGCTCGCTGCCAGGCAGCCGCCAGCCGTGCTCGTCGGTCTCGGGCGACGGCGGGTAACAGACGACGTCGTCGGTCTCGATCAGGATCAAACCGGGTGCTCCAGGTTGCGCTGCCACCAGTCGACCGGCCGGACGTGGCCGCGGTCGATCGTCAGCGGGACAGAGACGAGATCTCCCAGGAAGGACCGGTGCCAGGAGGCGCGGTCCATCGCCAGGGCGAACGGGTCGCCCGGCTGGGAGTATTGGACGCTCTGGGCGCCCGTCGTCGCGGCGATGACCCGGGGGGCGGGAGGGAGCTGGGCGGCGTAGGCCTCCCAGAGCATCGCCGCGATCAGGTGTGAGCTGGCGCGCGGGTTGGCGAGGGCGATCCGCTCGGCCTGATCGACCGGCAGACCGCCCTCGTCGGGTGGATCGAGCGGCGGGGCCCACGCCCGCCAGGTCTGATCCGTTCCCGTCATCAGCGCGCCTTACTTCCGTCCCCGTTTAGCTGGCGCCGGGGGGTCCTTGGGGTCCTGCGGGTCCTTGGGGTCCTTCAGGTCCTTGGGGTCCTTCAGGGCCCCTCTCGCCGACGCCTCCCTGAAAGGGTGCGGCGTCCGCGATCGTCGCGATAGCGAACGGCTTGGCGCCGCCCTCCGCTCGACGGGTGACGGGCTCGACGACGACGCACCCGAACCGGGCCCAGACCTTCAGCAGGGTCTGGTTGTCCTGGAACGCCGAGACGGCGATCGTCCCGTCGTCATTCGCCAGGACGCCGTCATTTGAGAACTGGTATCGGATGTCCTGCCGGACGCCGATCAGCAGGTAGCGCCAGGCGCCGGTAATAAAGTCGCCGGTCGCGTCGGCGCCGAACTGGCTGTATGAGATCGGCAGGCCGTAGAGGGTGTTTATCTGCCCGCCCTGGACCTGGCCGAGCCCGAGCAGGAACGCCCCGGAGCCGTCGCGAACGCCTCGCAGGGCGCCCTGGACGGCGACGTCGGCGGCGTGGCCGGTGACCTGGAGGCCCTGGCCCTCGACGGCTGACATCGCGTCGTTCACGGTCGCGACGGCGTCACCCTCGGTCTCGACGTCGATCGCGTGAGCGGCGAGGCCGCCCACTGGGAAGGTTGCCGGGGCGTCGATCCCCCAGAACACGGTGTCGTCGAGCGCCAGCGCGATCGCCTCGGCGAGCTGAGGCCGGGCGTAATCCCAGAGCCGAAACTCGGAGTCCTCCAGCGTCGCGTCGGGGACGCTGACGACGGCGGCGATCTCCTCGGCGGTGAGCTGCTCGTTTGAGAGCTTCAGGTCGGTGAATGGCTTCCGGCCGCCGGTGCTCACCCAGGCAGCGCGGGGGAACGCCTTCGGGACCGGGAACTCGCTGATCCGCGTCCCCATCGGGACGCGGGTCCCGCGGGCGAGTGCCGCGGACTGCTGGGTCGCCTCGGCGATGATCTGAGCCGAGAACTGGGGCGGGATCTGACCGGATAGGTCGATCGGGGCGGGGGACAAGAGGGGCCTCCAGGCAGGGGGGACTGGACTGGCCGCCTGGGCTGGGCCGCATCCCGCCGCACCCCGCCGAAGGCCGGAGACTCACTCTCCAGGGCCGAACGTCTCCCGAGCCGCATCTCGCCGCACTCGATCGCCGCGAGCGTAGCGCCGCCCGCGGCGGGTCGTCAACTTCCCGAGATTGCGCCTCGCATCCAGGCGTTCCCGTCGGCGCCCGAGGCGCCGTTCTCGGAGACGCCCTTCCGGATCGTCTGACCGGCGCCGCCGGTGGCGGGGCCGAGCTTGGCGAACCCCTCGACGGCCTCGGTGATCGCGTCCTCGTCGACCTTCCCGTCCTCGGCGACGAACCGGGACATATCCCCGGCGAGCTTGACGACCTGGTCGACGTCGGAGACCTTCCCGGCCGCGGTCGAGCGGAACCTCGCCTCGGCGAGCGTGGCGCCGAGCTCGGTGAGCGCCGCGGCGCGGCCCTCGTCGCGGGCGGCGGCGATCGCCTGCTCGGACTCGGTCATCCCTTTACGCTCGGCGGCGTCGGCGCGCTTGCGTGCGGCGGCCGCCTCCCGGCGCTGGGCCGCCAGCGCCGCCTTCAGCTCGCGAACCTCCGGGGAGTCGCCTGAGCTCTCGCCCTGGCCCTCGCTCTCGCCCTGGCCTGAGCTCTCGCCCTGGCCGCCCTGCTGACCGGAGCTCTCGCTCTCGGTCGTCGAGGTCGTCCCGGCCTCGCCGGTGGCGCTCTCGCCGCTGGTCTCGGTGCCAGCTCCAGCCTCGCCCTGCCCGGTCTCGGTGGTCATTCTGCGGTCTCCTCCTCGGGGTGAAAAGTCGCCAGCCATTGATCGAACTCCTCGCGGCGCTCGGGGTCAAGCTCGAAGGGTGCCTCGGCGGCGACCGGCTGGCGGTGATCGCCTCCCCAGACGATGATGTCCTCGGGGATGCCGAAGGGGAAGCTCCGACAGACCGCCTGGCCGTCGGGCGTCGACTCGCCGGTCAGGTCGACCGCGCGAGCGCAGGCGTCGCAGAGGTTGGGGACGTGTGTCGTCATCGGGTGTAAAAGCCTGGGGGAGAGGTGCCGAGGTACCGAACTATGGCATCGCCGATAGCGGTCGCCATCGGCCGCGGCTCGGGCGCCAGGACGTATTCGGCCCAGGACTCGGCGATCAGCTCCTCCCGGTTGGTCCCGGCGTACTGGCTGACCTGGCGGGCGGCGCTCGGGAACTGGTCGGTCTCGGGCTGTAGCGCCATATTGGCCTCGGCGGTCTCGCGGATGATCCCGCCGAGCTCCGCCTTCTGGCCCGGGTTCAGTTGGAAGTCGAGAAAGTGGCCGGTCTCGTGAGCGATGACGACCTTGGAGATCGTGTTCGATTGCGGCAGGCTCGGGTCGATCGTCGAGGGCCACCAGGAGATCGGCGAGCGGTCGGTGACGCGAAGCTGGGCGGCGAGGATGTCGAGCTTGGGCTGGGAGGTGCCGGGCCGGACGGTGATCGTGTTATCGCTCGGCCGGAACCATGCCAGCGCCCGGCGGCCGACCCGCCGGTCGGCCGGGTTGTTCGTCGGATCGGCGACCCTAATCTCGGTCAGTCGGTCGGTGATGTCTGAGCGGATCCCGCGCAGGCTTCGGCGCAGGGTGGCGCGGACGTCGGCCTCGTATGCGTCGCGGCGGGACTTCGGGATCTTCTCGAAGTTGATCGGGACCGCGTCGGCGCGACCTTCGCCCGGCGTCCGGCCGACGGGCGCGGCAGGCGTCGGCTGGCGGCCCTCGGCGGCGTCGCGGCCGCGGCCGATCGACCGGCGGCTCGTCGCATGGCCCGAGATCTCCGGCGACGGGGTGCAGCGGCAGTTGGCATGCGCGGCGAACCCGGCGCGGGCGGGGACGTATCCGCGGTCGGCGATCAGCTTGCAGAAGTCGCAGGCGTCGGGGCGGGTGATCCGGACCACCCGGCCGGTGAATCGCTCGTCGCCCTCGGCGACGGCGCCGGTGGCGAGGTTCGCGGCCCGGTAGGGCTCGGTCCCGGCGATCCGATTGAGCCACCCGAGCGCGGAGGTGGCGGCCTGCTCGCGCTGCCACCCGGCGCCCAGCCGGGCGAAGTAGACCGCGGGGACGGTGCCGGTTAGCGCCGCCATCGGACGCCCCGAGGCCGTCGAGCCGATCAGCCCGGCGGGCAGGACGGGGACGACGTCGTCAGCTCCAGCAGCGCCGAGCAGCCCGCGCAGCCAGCCGGAGGTCTCGACCAGCGCCGCGGCCTGGGCCGACGTCGTCCAGGTGGCGGCCGCGCCGCCGAGCGCCGCGAGGGTCTGCACGGGGTTCTCGGGGTCAAACAGTTGACCCCAGGCGGTCGCGAGTCGGAGCTGAGTCGAGGCGACGAGCGCCTGAAGGCGGTCCCGGTAAAGGCCGGTCAGGTCGTCGGCGGCGGTGATGTCGTCCCGCCCCCGAGCAGTGCCGCATACGGATCAGTGGCGCCGAGCGCCGCGGCGGAGACGGCGGCGTCGGCCGCGGCCTCGGCGGCGGCGAGCTGCTCCCAGCGGGCGATCTCCTGCGGGCTGGCGCCCCAGCGCTCCCAGAGCACCTTGCGCGGAACGCCGAGCGTGCGCATCTTGACCAGCGCGTCGACGAGCTCGCCCTCCGAACGGGTCTCGAAGTCGCGCCAGATCGTCTCGCCCGAGACGTTGACGGCGCCGGGGTCGCCGACCATCGCCAGCCCGAGGCGCTGGACGCTCTCCCAGCCCTCGCCGAGGTGCGAGGCCCGGCGCCGGACCTTGGCGACCAGCCCGGCCTCGGCGGCCTTCAGCGCCTCCCCGGAGATGTTCACCATCCCGCCGAGCAGGTAGTGGGGCGGGGTCTGGGTGATCGCGGCGAGGTGCTGGACGTCAGCCTCGACGGAGTCCAGGTACCCCTTCAGCGTCGACTCTTGGATCACGCCGAAGCGGGCGTCGGGGTTCTCGGACGTCAGCAGCCGGTCAGCACCGACATTGAACGGCGCGATGTATTCGCCCTCGGGCCCGCGCTCGGCCTTGACGCCGGTGGCGGTGACCTGACGGAAGGCGCCGAAGTCTGAGGCGACCAGCCGGTTATAGATCTCCAGATTGATCCGGTCCTGGATCGGGATCACGGAGTGCAGCTCTGAGCGCGGCGGGCCGACGGTCCGCGGCGCCGGTGCGAGCTCGACGACCGGGACGGTCCTCGTCGGGTTGGCCTCGACTGACTCGGGATCGCCGGAGGGCTCGCCGACGAACGTCAGCGCGCCAGAATCATCCGGCGCGGCGGCGAGCTCGCGCGTCCAGGTGACGACCTGGTCGGGGGTGATGAGCTGCTCGACGAGCATCGCGCCCTCAGCCACCCGCTTGTAAGCCGCGACGGTCCGGCGGTGCCCGTTCGGCGCCCGGTAAAGCAAGGTGATCTGGGAGGGGTGCTCCGGGATGATCTGTACGCCGGTCGGGTTGGCCTCCTCGGGCCAGACTGAGACGAACGTGTGACCGCAGACCAGCGCGTCGGTTTGGACCATCTCGCCGAGGGAGTCCATCGCCGAGGCCTGCCAGATCGTCCAGGCGAGGTCATCGCTGGAGCCGCCGAAGCGGAACCCGACGACGAGCATCCGCTCGGCGACGGCGTTTACGGTCAGCTCCGACCAGTTCGTGCGGCTGGCGGGGACGAGCTGGCGAAAGATGTCGCGCTGGTCGCCTGACAGCAGCCGCGAGGCGATCAGGCCGTCGTAATAGTGCTCGTAATGCCGGGCCCGGAGGATCTGGCGATCGAGGCGACCGGCGCCCTCGGTGCGCCAGTCGGCGAGGTCGACGTCGAGGTAATCCAGGACCGCCATCAGTGAAAGCCGACCGCGGCGTAGGAGACGACGGCGGCGGGCGCCTGGCGGAGCGCTCGATCGAGCGCCATCACGGCCGCGATCGCGCCGTCGACCTTGTCAGGCGCCTTGCCCTTGTCGATCTTGACGTTCCCGGCCGGGTCGGTCCTGACCCTGACGTTGTCGATCATCCACCGCATCACGGGGTTCCCGCCGTGACGATACAGCCGCTGGCGGATCAGCCGCTCCCATTCTTTGGTCGGCGGTGACATCGAGGCGAACCCCTGGCCCATCGGGACGACCAGCAGCCCGGCGTCGGTGAGGTCCTGGGCGAGCTGGGTCATCCCCCAGCGGTCATAGGCGACCTCGGCCAGGTCGAAGCGCTGGGCGTCCTCGTCGATGTCGGCGAGGATCGCGTGATAGTCGATCACGTCCCCCTCGGTGAACCGCAGGAACCCCTCGGCCGCCCAGGTCGACGCCTGCCCGCCGGTGCGCTCGTCGAGCGGCCCGCGCCGCGCCTCCGGCGCCCAGAATCGCCAGGTCGCCTCGAAGATCCGGTCGCCGTTGTCCTGCGGCTCGCCGGGGACGGTCACGCACCAGGCGGCGAGGTCTGTCGAGGAGGCGAGATCCAGCCCGGCGAACGCCCGGCGGCCCTTCAGCTCGTCGACGCGGACCAGCCCGGCGGTCTCATCCCAGATCTGAAGGTCCATCCAGGCGGTGACCGAGGAGGTCCCCCACATATTCAGGTGAAACTGTTTGAAGGCCTTCAGCGCCGCCGGGTTGTGCTGGGCCTTGCGGGCGTCGTCGCGCATCGCCTGGCGAGACTTGAATTGACCCAGCGCCGGGTTCGCGGCCTTCCAGGTTTTCGGGTCGAACGGGTCGGCGTCGCGTGGGGTGTTGCGGATGTATCCGAACCGGCGCGGGTCCAGGTGCGGCTGGCGGATCACCCGCTCGGTGTAATCGTGCTCGACGGCGCAGAGCCCGACCGGGTCGTCCCCGGCGGTCGTCGCGGCGACCATCAGCGGTTGCTCCCGGGTTCCGGTCGCGGTATCGAACGCATCCCAGAGCTCGCGGCTGGGCTGGGTCAGGACCTCGTCAAAGATGACGCCGTGCGGATTGAGGCCGAGGTTCCCGGCGGCGTCGGCGGCGACGACCTGGTAGAAGGACCCGGTCCGCTCGTCGACGAGGCGCTTAGCCTGGCGGTAGACCTTCAGCCGCCGCGACAGAACGGGGGAGAGGTCGACCATCCGCTCGGCGACGTCATAGACGACGCGGGCCTGCTCGCGATCGCGGGCGGCGCCGTAAACCTCGGCGCCCTCCTCGTCATCGGCGCATAGCAGGATGATCGCGAACCCGGCCAGCAGCTCGGACTTTCCGTTCTTCCGCGCCAGCTCGATCCAGGCCGTTCGGTAGGACCGGACCCAGCGCCCCCAGTCCGTCGACCATTCGACGGTTCCGAACAGCGGGACGACGATGTCCTTTCGCTGCCAGGGCCCGAGGACGAACGGCGCTCGGGCCCAGCGGCCCTTGGTATGGACGAGGAGCTGCTGGAATACGTCGACGACCCGGGTCGCCCGCGGTGCGCAGACGTGGCGCCCGGTCCGGCGGCAGAGGTCGCAGGACCGCGCCACCCGGGCCCGCTCAGCTCAGCAGCGCCGCGGCGAGCGCCCGAGCGTCCTCGGGCTCGGGCGGCGAGGCCGTCAGCCCGACCCTGGCCGCCGGTGTCAGACCGAACTCCCGGCCGTAGCGGGAGATGATCGCGGCGCTATGGGAGACGACCGTCGCCGCCGGGTTGCGGACCCTGACGTCGTGAGCGCCGTCGACCAGGACGCCGTGCTCGTCGAGCTCGCGCTGGGCGCGGGCGTGGACCGCGACGGCGTTGCAGTAGACCACCAGGGCGGCGGTGTCGGCGGCGTAGGCCAGGCCCATCGCGCCGAGCTCGGGGACGGTGGCATCCCAGACCGCGCGGGCGTCGTCTGCCAGCCAGTCGGGCGCCTCGGGCAGCGCCTCGCGCGGCATCGGCTCGCCGGAGCCGATCCGGGACGGCCGGGTCTCCCCGCGGAGGAGCTTCAGGTTCGTCGGCGTCGGTGCCGGTCCTCGCTGACCCATCTCAGCCCGGAATCCTAGAACTGGGCCGCGGGTGCGCGCCGTGTGCGCCCCGCTGCCGGGCCCCCCGTCCCCGGGGGTCCCCCCCCAGGTCCCCGACCGCGCCGGATGACCCCGCCGCCGCCGCCCCGTTCATCGTACCGGCCCCCGCCGCCGCCGCCGCGGCCCGCCCCGCCGCGCGGCCGGGGGCGTCGAGCTCGGGGGCCCCGGCGCCCGGCCCGCCCCCCCTGCCCCCCCGCCCCCCCCTGCCCCCCGGCGTGCTAATGCAGCCTCGGCCTGGGTCTTGCGACGGTGGCAGCGCTCGCAGATCGCGGCGAGGTTTGAGTCGTCGTCGGTGCCGCCGAGTGAGCGGGGGCAGACGTGGTCGGCGGTGACGGCCTGGCCGCCGCATCGGTAGCAGCGCCCGCCGTCGCGGGTGAGGATCCTGGCGCGGGTGCGCTGCCAGTCCCAGCCAGAGACGACGGGGTACCCCCTCGCACCGGTGGCCCACCGGTCGGCGGGGGTGTGCTCGGGACAATGTTCACCGGGGGCGAGAAGCCGCGGGCATCCGAACCGCGGGCAGGGTCGCCGCGGTTGCCAGGGCATCAGGCCTCAGTCTCGGCGAGCTCGACGACCGCGGCGGCGAGCAGCTCCCCGACTGTCCTCGCCGTGACCGTGCGCTCTTTCATCTCAGCCCAGAGCGACGGGGAGATCGCGATCGCGTATTGCGCCGCCTCGTCGTCGACCTTGATCTCTCCTCGCAGGATTGTCATCAGGCCTCGGCCTGCCAGTCGGAGAGGGTGGCGCGCAGGTTGATTAGCAGCCTGGCCTCGGCGGGCGTGAGGTCGCCGCCCTTCTCGTCGAGCGCCTCGGCGAGCTCGCGGATTGACTGGGCGAGGTTCTCGAAGGCGTCGTCCTCGGGCCGGGTCGCGGTCATCGGGTGGATCGTATCCCGGCGTAACTAATGGTGCGGCTGGCCGTAGTATTGTTGAAGGTGCTGGACGGCGAGATCACGCCGGGCCCGAGGGCCGAAGCTAGGAGCCGGGACATCGCCCGCCGCAGGGCTGACCGGCGTATCGACCGAGAGAGGTCTCGGGCTTGCGACCGCGAGCAAACCAACTGGGCGCGATAGCGCGGAGAACTTACGGGGGCCAGGTGCGCCGGGATGACTGAACTCACCCCGGCGCTGGCAGTGCTGCTGGCCCCGATGAATCCTAGACGAGGAGTGTCAAGAGATGGCTTGGAAGATCGACAGGGATTACCTGGAGAGCGGAGACATAAGCGCGGTCGGAACCCGGCAGGGTGAGATCGAGCCCGGGGCGGAGACGTTCCGGTTCCGCCTGAAGGACGACGACGGGAGGGTCTACTACGGGGGCGTCGCTGACCGCGCCGCCGCCGAGGACGACGAGGACTACGGCGGGCTCTACCAGGCGAACGCCTGGGGCGAGGCTTACGCCGGTGCGATCTGGCTGGAGGTAAAGGCGGGGGAGGCCGCGACGTTCGGCCTCTACTCCCGCGAGCTCTCCGCCGCCGACGGCCTCGGCGCCGAGGACTGGGTCGGGATCTATGCCTGACCGCCAATCAACTAGACGAGGAGTGTCAGCGATGAACAGTGAGACGATGCCGACCAGCCGGACGATCACGCTCCCCAACGGCGAGCGCTTGCGGACCGCGACCCGGCGCCGCTATATCGCGGTCGCCTATCCGCGGCCTGGGGTCGACGGGCGCCCGGAGATCCTCCGGCGCTCCGATGACCCGACGGTCGTCCGCCGGACGGTCGAGGCGCACGGGACGACCCCGAGCCGGACCGCCGTCGCGATCGACCTGGCGACCGACGAGGTGCTCGGATGAGCGCCCCGGTGTTGGAGTGCCTGGAGGCGGGGCCTGACTGCTCGGGCCCCGTCGAGTATCGGATACCGCTCAGCTCGACGGGCCGGGCGTTCCCGAGGTGTGACCACCACTGGGAGCTCCGGCTCGACGAGCAGGAACGCATCCAGCAGCGCTACCCGCAGACGGCCCCGGCGGACTTCGATCCGCTGGACGCCGGGGAGCGCTGGGACGAGGACTACTAGACGAGGAGTGTCGATATGGATCTGACGAACACGCCGGACCGCCGCCTGGCGGACTGGCTCTTTTATGACGACGTGAGGATCGCCCGCGAGCTGGAGCTCGACGGCCTCCAGTGCCCCGACCTCGACGAGCCAGGTCACGACACCGCCCGGTGCGGCGCATGCTCCGAGCTCGACGCCGCGGCCGCGGAGCGGGCCGAGGTCAAGGCGGAGATCGCCCGCCGGGAGGCGGCCGGGATCCGGGTCGACGATCCGGAGGCGCCGACGTTCGAGGAGCGCTTCGAGCCCTTCGGACTTGAATGGCAGATCGAGCAGCGCGAGCGGGGGGTGATCGGATGACCGGCCAGGCCGCCAGGGTCGCCGAGGCCCAGCGCCTCGGCGCGGAGTATTCGGTGCTGGTGATCTATGACGACCAGCGCCATCGCGGCGGTTGGGATTACGGGGGCGGCCAGCGCCAGAGCGAGCTGGCACGTCTCCGCCGCGAGCTCGACGAGGCCCGGCTGGGGGCCCGGCTGGCGGGAGCGGGCGATGCCCTGGAGGCGACGCCCGACCAGGTCCGGGAGGTGTATCGCGAGCTCGTCGGGCGGCGCCTCGGGCGCTACTCCAAGGGCCGAGAGACGACCCGGGCCTTCCGGCTGGCGCAGGACGCCTGGCACCAGACGGCTCGCGAGATCGGGGCCCAGTGATGGCCGAGCTGCTGACGATCGCAGACGTGGCCGCCGAGCTCGGGGTGTCAGTCAGCCGGGCCCGGCAGGTCGTCGACGAGCCGGGGTTCCCGGCGCCGGTCGGGGTGACCCGGACCGGCGGGCGCCGGGTGTGGCAGCCCGAGCTCGTCGAGGAGTTCGCGGCCTCCTGGCAGCCGCGGCCGGTTGGCCGCCCGAGGGCGGAGGGATGAGAGGCGTCGAGCGGATCTGGAAGGGCCGCTATCGCCACCTCGCGACGGGCCGCTACATCATCGAGACCGAGTTCGAGGGCGAGGGCCCGCGCGGCGGGACTCGCCGCTTCTGGGAGTTCGCCGACGACGACCGTTACGGGGGTGTCGTGCTGGACGGCTTGCCGGGGTTCCGGACGTTGCGCGAGGCGATCGCCGAGCTCGACCGACGCCTTGACGCCGACCCCTGAGAGTACGATCGAGAAGGTTGCTTGACCCCTGGCGCCTCCGCTTCGGCGGGGGCGCCTTTTTTTGTGCCCGCCCCGGGATCTCATCGCCCATTCATCGCCCATTCAACCTAAAGCGCGCCTTTTCGGGGCGTTTTAGCCGCCGGGGCGCTCGGGCTCGGTGCCGCGGGATTAGCAGGCCTTTTGTTGGGCCAACGGGGAGGGCCGGGGAGGGACGTTACCCCCCCAAAAGGGCTTGGGAAGCCGACGCTCTACCAACTGAGCTACGTTCGCAATCGCCCGTGGATACTAACGATCCGGGCATTTGGCCGATTGGCCCATCGCCCATTCATCGCCCATTGAATGTTCATCGAGTGTTCATCGGGTATCAGAAGGGGCCGTCGACGGCCTCGCGCAGACCCGCCAGACCGGCGACTGGATAGCCGACGTCATAGGGGCAGCGATCGCACTCGCAGGCGATCACCGGGTAGTCCCGGGCGGTGACGCGGACGGCGCCGGGGCAGTCCTCCTCGCCGATCGCGAGGACCTGGCCGGTGGGCATCCGCTCGGTGATCGTGCGGCGGTGCGGCGCGTGGATCGGAGTCCCGATCGGGAACCTGGCGGCAGTGTCGGCGAAGCGAGCTCGGAGCTGGGCCGGGATCGACGGCCCCGGCTCGGCCTCCTCGGGGATCTGGCCGGTGCGGATCCAGTGGGCCAGCAGCCCGGGCCCGACGTTCTGGCGGCCATCCCAGCGGCGGCAGGCGGCGAGGATCTGGGCCGGGGTTGCGTCGGCCAGCAGCCCTTCGGCCTGGTCGACGCCGCGAGCTCGAAGCGCCTGGAGCGCCTCGACGGTCGGGTCGCCGCCTGCCATCAGCCCAGCCCCCGGCGGACCTACTCGGGCGGCGCTTCGGGGTCGACCGGGTCGAGGAAGGTGAGCGGCATCGTCGCCTGGCAGTCGGCGCAGTAGCCGGAGATCGGCATCCGGTTATCAGGAGTCGGCGGCCCGACGGTCTGGTGAAACTTGCCGCCGCAGAGCGGGCAGGGGACGACGTCCTTCTGGGCCCCGAGCGGCGGGCCGCTCATATCGTGCGGCCCCCCTGAGTGAAGTCCGGCAGCGGGCGGCTGGTCAAACAGCGCCAGGCGTGAGCGACCTCGGCGAGGTCGACGTGCTCGGACTTCGGCGGGATCACGACGACGCCGAGCGCGTCGTCGCCGCAGACCTCCCGGAAGGTGTCGCGAAGCTGGGCCCAGCTCGGCATCATCCCGTCGCGCCGGGAGACCGAGACGTGCTCCCAGAGCTGGCGGTCCTGCTCGATCGCGACCGAATGAATCAGCCCGAGGCCGCGGGCGGCGTGCTCCCAGGCGCCGAGACCGTCAGCGCCGCGATGAGTCCGGCGCCAGCGGTGGCGGACGAGCCGCGCCTCGGTGGCCCGGTAGGGATCAAACCGCTCGGCCGAGCTCATCCCTGGCCGACCTGCTCGATCGGGACGACGGCGACCGAGAGGCCGCGGACGGCCCCGAGCGCTTTTGCGTGAGTCAGGACGTCGGCGAGCGCGTCGAGCGGTTCGTCGTATCCGCCGAGCCCGATCCCGCCGTTATGGCCGTCGTCGAGGAGGACGATCGCCCGGTCGCCATCCCGATATTCCGGGTGAGCCCGGACCGCGTCGAGGACCGCGTCAGCGATCCGGGTTAGGCGATCGTGCGGCTCGCCGTCAGTGTGGCGGGGTGGGGTCATCGCCGCCGCGGGTCGAGGTTGCGCCGCCATTCGCGGCGCAGGGCGGTCTGGAGCTCGCCAGGGGCGCCGGTGGCGCCCTGGGCGATCTCTCGGGTTAGGCGAACACGCTGGGCGGGGTTCAGCCGCTCCAGGGCGCTCTGGACGGCCCGGGAGAGGTCGGGGTTCTCCAGGATCGCGTGGCCCATCGCCGTCAGGCGGTGCGCGCCATCCTCGGCGCGTTCCAGCCAGCCGTAGCGGCGCATCCAGGCCATCCGGGACCCGACCCCGGAGTGCCGGACCCGGTCGAGGTTCTCCCCGAGCTGGAGGCGCACCTCGACGGTCTGGGTCCAGCCGTTCTCATCGGCGAGATCGTCGACGATCCCGAGCAGCTCGGCGTCGCTGATCCCCCAGAGCGAGGCGTCATAGCCTGGCTCTCCAGCGTCGCCGTTACGCCTGCTCATCGTCTGACCTGGCGGCCGCGGCCCCCTGGGTCAGCCGGAACCACTTGCGCGGCCCTTCGCGGCGTGAGAGGCGGATGACGCCGTCCTGGCGGAGCTGCTCGAAGGCGAGCGAACTTTTCCCCGACGAGTCGCCGGTCAGCGCGCGGATCTCGGCCTGATTGAACTCGTCACGGTCGGCGGCGAACTCCAGGATCGCGACGCGGATCCGCTCGACGACCGCGCCGCTGGTGCCCCGGCCCTCCCGCGGCCGCTTCGGCGCCGTCGACGCCTTCGGCCTCCCCCCGGCGCTGAGCGGCTCGCCCCGCAGGGCGGCGATCGCCTTCTCATACCGGCGGACCTCCGGGGAGATCCGCTCCAGCTCGGCGCGGAGCTCCTCAGCCCGGGCGCGGACCGCGGCCGACTGGGCCTCCATAGCGGCGATGATCGCCTCGTCGCCCTCCAGGGGCCGGTGGCCGTTCGTGGCCGGGTCTACTGCTACGTCCTGCGGTGCCATAGAAGTCCTCCTCTAGGCGGTGGTTGCTTAGCCCTGCGCGCCGGAAGATACTCCCGCGAGCAGTCGATAGGCGACATCAGCCCAATCGCGGGTCAGGTGCCCGTAGCGACGGTCGATCATCTCGATCGAGCATCCCATCAGCCGGGCGAGCATGAACGGCGCGATCCCAGCGGCGAGCGCGTTGCTGGCGAACGTGTGGCGCAGGTGATACGGGCCGCGGACCATGACCCCGGCCGCTTCGAGCGCCGGGGTCCAGGTCCGGTTGCGCCAGTTGTTCAGCAGTAGGTAGCCGCCACGGTGAGCAGGGAACAGCGCCCGAGAGTCGATCCTGGGCGGCAGGTCGTCAAGCGCCGCCAGCGCCCGAGGTGTCAGCGGAACCGACCGCAGGGAGCGCGCGTTCTTCGGATACGGGGTCAGGACCCCCTCGCTGAAGCGGCGGACGACCTGGAGGGTCGGGGTTCCGTTGCGGTCGACGTCGGCGCGGTGCGACGCGGTCCATTCATTCGTCCGCAGGCCGGTCTCGGCGCCGACGATGACGACCGCGGCGTCCCGCGGGTTCCCGCCGCCCAGCTCGGCCAGGATCGCGTCGAGCTCGTCGGAGTCAAACGGATCGCACTCCTCGCCGCGCGGCTGAGGGTTGGGCCCGACGTCGAGCGCGGGGTTCCGGTCGATGTAGCGCCAGCGCTTCGCGGCGGCGAGGACCTGGCGGAGCGCCCGAGTCCGTTTGTGGCGCTGGTCCTCGCTCCAGGAGCGCTGAGCGCGCCAGGCGGCGATGTCATCGGCGGCGTTCTCTAACTCGGCCATCGTCCAGGTTCCGAACTGGGCCCGGGCTGGTATCAGCCAGTTCCGGACGGTCGCGACGGTCCGGGCGGTCTGGGTCGGCCCCCAGCGGGCGTCGAGGTAGAGGTCGCAGAACTCGTCGAAGGTGATCCGGGCGCTGGGGCCGTTGCGCTCCAGCCGGGGCAGGACCTCTTTTCGGAACCATCGGCGGGCCTCGGTCTCATTCTTGAAGCCGGGCTGGTGGGGCCGGTCGCTGCCCTCCCGCCAGCGGATCCCGACGAGGCCGTCGGAGGTCCGATACGTCGACCCGGTTTGTTCTCGGGGCATGGCGCTACTCCTCATCTTCAGGGTTACTTGACCTGACAGACGATAGCCTCCCAGCCTGGGCGGCGCCTATCGGGTTGCTTGACACTCCTCGTCTGGGCGTCGCCCTCTCCTCCAGCCAGCGGTCGAGCTCCTCGGGCCGGAACCGAAGCGCTCCGCTCGGGAGCTTGAACGCCGGGATCTTGCCCTGACGGGCCCAGACCAGAACGGTCTCGGGGACGACGCCGAGCTGGTCGGCGACGGCGCGGGTTGTGAGGAGCTCGCCGGTCACGTCGTCCCCGCCCCCGTCAGTCCGTGGTCTCGGCCTGGCGGCGGCAGACCGCCTCGGCGTAGCCGGGATCGGTCGCGGCGATCGTCGCCCGGGCGGCCTCAGCCGCCGCGGCGTCGTCCTGGGCCCGTCGGCGCCGTCCTTCCATCGCCGCGCTATCGCGCTCGACGCCGTCGGTCTCAGCTCGTCGCCAGAGCTGGGCGAGGGTGCGACTCATGCGACTCGCTCCTCGTGGCGCCACGGCTCGACGAGGGCGCCCTCACTGGTGAGCTCATCGAGCGCCCCTTCTGTGATTTGGGAGTAGAACCGGCAGCGGAGACCGTTCACCTTGTCGCCGAGGCCGATTAGCTGCCCAGCGCGAGCGGCGATCTCATCGAAGGCGTGCCGGTTTAGCAGCGCGTCGTCGAGCTCGATCCCGAAGTGAACGGCCCACGGGCAGAATCGGGCGCGGGTCCGAGTAACGCGGGTCCGTTTCTGGAGCGAGACCGCGGCGACGAGCCGATAGCGGTCGTCGCCCCACATCCCCTCTATGTCGCGCGGCCCGTCGTATTCGATCGGCGCTCGGGCGCCGAGGTCGGGGCCGAGGGCGGTCACGGCCTTCCGGGTCCGCTCGCCGTCCCGTGTGATCGTCCCGGCCTGGTAGAGGCAGGTGGTCGCATAGAAGGTCGGTAGGAACGGCCCGAGGTCCTCGGCCCAGTAGAGCGACCCCTCCCATTCGGTGCGCGAGATGGTGAGGTGATGTTCGATCGTTTTATCGCTGGCCCGGACGGCGTTCAGTCGGGCGAGCCGTTCGGCGAGCGGGTCCGTCGGGATCGACAGTCGCGGGCTGTGAACGATCAGCGGGTTCCGGTCGTGTCCGACCGTCCAGACTAGGTGCTGAAGCACGGTAGCCTCCTGGGTTGTGGGTGCTCGGCGGTCGCGGTATTTGCGGCCGCCGACGCTTTTGAAGTGGGCGTGACGTGACATGGCCGGACTCGACTTGGCGTGACAGGCCCTGGCAAGGCTCGGCGTAACAAGGCGGGGTAAGGCGTGGTTTGGCGGGACACAGCGGAGCAAGGCCTGGCGCGGCCGGACAGGGCATGACGTGACTCGGCATGGCTGGGCGGGGCTCGGCATGGCGGGCCCAGGCGCGACAGGGCTCGACAAAGCGCGGCAGAGCATGGCTCGACCCGACGCGGCGCGACAGGACGAGGCGGGACACGGCCCGAGACATCAGTGCGGCCATTCGTCCTCGGGGATCCAGCGCAGGCGCCCGCGCGGCGGCCACCAGGCCAGCAGCGCATCGGCGCCGCCGAGCTTCGCGGCGAATGAGAGCTCCGCACGTTCCGCCGGGCCGAACCGCTCGTAAGGCCCCTGGGCCGTCGACTTGACCTGCACGACGCGGGGGCGGGACCCGACGCGGATCGCGAGGACGTCGGCGGCGCCATGCGAACCGCGAGCGCAGACCGCGAACCAATCCTCGGAGGCGAGGAGCTCGCGGACGAGCCGGTCGCGGCCGATCCCGCGCTCCCGGCCGCTCATCGCAGGCCCCTCTCCGGCGTTCTAAGCGAATCTCCCGCCCGGAGGTGTTGGCCGTCCAGTCCGGCGCCGAGCAAGCGCAGCGCGCCGCCTGTGAAGCCTGGGGGGGTGAATTGCGCCAGGTGGCCCATCAGAACAGCCGCCCCTGGGCGAACTCCAGCCGGAGCGCGTCGACGTCGAGCTCACGCTCGGCGGCGAAGGCGCCCAGCAGGTCGGGCGCCTGAAGGTCGCCGAGCTTGCCGGTGGCGCAGGCGCCCCCGGCGCCGTGCAGCGCGCCGCCGCAGATACACCGGCAGACATCCGAGCGAGCCTCGTGGCAGCGAGCGTCACACCGGCCGACGCATCCCTCCGAGTCATAAACGGCGATCGCGGTCGTCATCGCTGGCGCTCCTCTCGATCCTGACGGCGGACCTCGCGGCCCTCGGCGAGCAACAGCGCGACCAGGTGCGCCAGGATGACGGCGGCGGCGATGACGAGGTAGGCGGCCGAAGTCATCGCCGCCCCCGAGGTGGCCGAACGTATCCGTCGAAGTCACGGCCCTCGGCGTGAGTGAGCAGGTGGCCGATCAGCCGGGCCCGGGCCGTCGACGGAACCCGCCAGGAGTCGACTCGCTCCTCGCCGTTGACGCCCGAGACGCCGAGCATCGAGCGGGCCGTCAGATCGCCGATCCGGCGCACCGAGCAGACCAGCCGATAGAACGTGATCGCCATCGTCGCGGCCTCGACCTCCTCCGCGGCGAGATAGGCGCTCTCGCGCCTCGGCGCCGCCGCGATCCGAGCCCGGATCGTCGCGGTGCGAACCCGGGTGTCGTTCGCTGCCTGAAGCGCCGCGGAGATCTGCACGGAGCGCTCGGTCCCCGACATCAGAATCGGTCCTCGGGTGAGACCGGCGGAAGCGGGTCGGGGATCAGGTGAGCGAACCGGACCGGGACCGAGGCCTCGAAGTGGCAGCGCTCGCAGACTAGGACGACGAACGGGAACTCGCCCTCGACGATGACCATCGTCCCGTCGCAGTCGACGTCGGCCTTCCAGAGCCGCGCCTCGAAGTCGCGGTGGGTTGTGACGGCGGAGCCGACGGGGATCCGGTCGAGCGTCGCGGCGTAGCGCGCGTCGTCGTCGTTCATCGTCGAAGATCTCCTCCTCCCCCTCCTCCTGGCTCGGAGGCGCTGGTCCGGATGCGCGCGCGACGTCCATTAACCACCGAGGAGGAGGAGGAGGTGTTAAAGGGGATGGGGATGCCGCGGCAGCAGGCGCGGCCGCGCCCGACGCCTGCGCGTGCGCACAGGCGGCCCGCGCGCGCGCGCTCACACGCGAGGAGGAGCTCGGTCACGACGCCCGCCCCGTCCTCCGGGCGACCTTCCGGGCGGCGCTGAGCTCGGCCCGGGTCCCGTTGTAATCGCTCCAGTCGTGGATCAGCCAGCCGGTCCCGTTGGGCATCCAGAGCCCGGCGTCGACGAGCGGGGCGACGGCCCGCTCGCGCTTCGCTTTCCCGGGGATCAGACTGGAGACGAACGCCGCGGCGACGTGGCCGTCGGTGCGGTGCCTAGCAGACCAGGCGGCGCCAAGTGTCCAGAGTCCGATCGAGGCCGGGTTCTGGGTCCAGGCGGCGAGGACCTTGGGATGGGAGGCGAGGCCGTCGTCGATCCGGACCCAGGGCACGGCGCTAGGCCTCGACGGCGGGCATCGCGTCGAGCGCGTCGATCAGCGTCGACACCTCGTCAGCGGTCAGCTCGGCGGAGGTCTGGACCTCGCGCTCGATCAGCTTGTTTACGAACAGCAGCTTGTCCCCGCGCTCCCGGATCCCGCGCGAGTTCAGCAGCGCGTACATCTTCCGGGTCTGGGCGTCGCTCGGCTGATTGGACTCGGTTGGGGAGTCCTCGGGTAAGGGCAGCTCCGGCTCGTCCTGGGGCTCGCTGGGCGGCGTCGGCGAGACCACCGGTGTAACCCGACCAGTGTCGCGACGACGTCGGGAGGATGTCTTAGGCGCGGCCTCGGCGGCCTCGCCTGGCTCGACGGTCTCGGGCTCGAAGCCGTCGTCGAGCTCCTCGGTTGCGGCCAGGCCGCCGATCACGTCGGCGAAGATCGCCCGGGCGAGCTCGGCGCTGGCGCGGGCGGAGAGCATCGCCCGGGGGTAGCGCTTCCAGTTGTCCTTGCCGATGATCCGGGCGTCGCGGGCGTTGTCGAGCGTCCAGGTGATCCGGACGGTCTGCTCGACGGGCGCGTCGCGCCGCTTCCCGGCCCAGGTGACCTTGCTCTTAGTGAAGTCCTCAAACCAGATGAAATGACCGGCGGCGAGGATCAGCGCGCGCTGGGCCTCAGCGGCCATCGAGGGGCGGCCGTCGATCACAGCGATCTTTGAGAGCGCCTGCATCGGCGGCAGGCCGACCTCGTCGCCGTACATAATCGCCGCGGTGATCGCCGCCTCGTTACGCCGCAGGGAGCGCGGAACAAAGTCGGTGTCGGCGATCGCGCGGGCCAGGTCGGCGGCCTCGGTCAGGAGCCGGACCCAGCGGTGACGGCCTTCGATCGAGACGCTCTCGACGGGCGCCCTGGTCTGCGGGACCAGCGCGCTCATATCAAGCTCGCCTGGTCTCGACTGATCCCGCGCCGCCCCCGGTCGGCGTAGATCTCCGCGCAGTGAACGTGCGCGACCCGGCCGTCGTGAACCCGCTCGCGGCCAATGATCCGATTGGCGCCGCCCTGCCCGCGCTCGGCCTCCCAGCCGCGGACCGGCCAGGCGATCCGCTCGCCCTCGTTTACGGGGTCGCCGCAGTAGTGGCAGGTCCCGACGATCACTGCTCGATCTCCCGGGCCCAGAGATGGCCGTGCTGGGCGACGAGGCCCTTCAGCGCCAGCGCCACCAGCGAGGCGCGGGTAGCGCCCGTGGTCCGGCCGGACGCTCGGGCGATGTCGACGGCGCGGGCCCCGGCGATCGGGACGGCGGCGAGGGTGGCGGCCTGCTCGGGGGTCATCCGCTTGGGCGGCGGCTGGCGGTCCTGGAAGCGCCCGACGCTCTGGACGGCTCGGGGGCGGCGGATGACCGGCGCGGCGCCGGTGCGGCGGGTTCCGGCGGTTGACCGGTGGCCGCGGATGTCGGGGTGGCGGGTCACGCTGCCAGCGCCTCGGCGACGGTCAGGGACTCGGCGACGTAGCCGTCGCGCCCGGCTTCGGCGAAGCGCGCAACCTCGCGGGCGTAGCGCCATAGGCGGAACGTGCGCTCGTCGGCGTTTACGGGGTGCAGGTCGTAGCCGTCGGCGCGGAGCCAGACGGCGCCGACGCGGTCGACCGCGGGGAGCGGGATCTCGTCGCCGTCGGGTCCGATTGAGAACTCGGCGAAGCGATAGGCGGCGAGCTGGACAGCGGCGTCGGAGTAGATCCCTCCGGCGTTGGTTTTCCAGTCCAGCAGCCAGACGGCGCCGTCGATCAGCTCGGCGATCAGGTCCGGCGTTCCGGCGTAGCTGAGCGTGCGGTTATAGACCGGTTGCTCGACGAGGAGCTCGCGCGGCTTCCAGTCCTCGACGAACTGAAGGTAAGCGTCGACGTGGCCCTGGAGCGGCTCGGGGACCTCGACCTCCTCTCCGGCGGCGAGGCGCATCGCGAAGGTGTGGACCTGGGTTCCGCGGACCTTGGCGGCGTCCCGGGTCTCAAACCGCGCTTTGTTGAGGATCGAGAGGCGCTTGGAGGGGGTCAGCTCGCCGAGCTCCTCCCAGTGGTCGACGGCGTAGCCCGCGGTCGTCTCGGCGGCCCAGTTGATTAGGCCGCGCGACGGGAGGCCGTTGTCTTTGGCCCAGGTGACCGACTCGACTCGCTGCCCGTCGATCTCGTAGGAGTGACCGCGGCCGCGGTTGATCCGACGAGTAGGGGCGGCGGCGGCGCTCACGGCTCGCGGTCGTCCCGGGGGGTGGTCTGCGGCCAACGGAACAGCCCGCCGTTTGAGACGGTCGGCGCGAGGTTGGCGCGGATGCGCTCCTCGGTGAGCTGCTCCAGGTGGCGGCTGGCGCCAGCGATAACCCAGACGCCGAAGCCGACGATCGCGCAGAGCAACAGGATCGAGGCGGCGATGACCCAGAGCGTCGTGGTCATCAGAACTGGTGCTCCTCGCCGGGGCGGAGCGGGTCGAGATAGGTGGGGGAGATGTCGAGCGCGTCGGCGAGCTGGAGGCGGCGCCGAAGGTCGGGGTGGCGGCGGGCGTGCTCCCAGCGGGCGACGATCTTCTCGTCGACTGGCGGGGTCAGCATGGCGCCGAGCTCGCGCTGGGAGAGCCCGAGCGTCTCGCGGCGAGTGCGGAGCCGCTCGGCGGCTTCGAGGTGGCCGATCCGGACGCGGAGCTCGTGGCGCTCGTCAGGTGTTTTGACCCGGCCGAGCTGGACGCGAAGGTCGGCGAGCTCGGCGAGGTTGGGGGCGGTGTCGATCACGGCTGGCGATACTTCCACCCTGCCACCAGGGCCACCACCCGCCAGGCTGGCCGGGCCTGCCAGCGCGGCGGGGGAAATTGCCGCTATGTGCGCCTTATTCCGCTCGTCCCGTTCGCGTATTGCGTGAAGAATCCGCCCGAGCAGAGCGACGAGCGCGGCCCGCTCCTCGGCCCGGATGTCCTCGCCGAAGTGATCCAGGCGCCAGCGGCCTCCGGCCTGGACCCAGCTCATCAGCGCGTCGGCCTCGGCGGCGTCGACGCCGCTCGGGTCGCTCAGACATCGGCGCAGGAAGTCGGCCAGTCCGTCGATGATGCGACCCCAGCCCGGGGTCCGATCCTGGGCAGCGATCCGGGCGATAGTCGCCTGGATCTCTGAGGCGTAACGATCCATCACTGGGCCCCTTCTCTATCGGTCCTGCTTCCCGGTCCCTGCCCGAACT